GTGCTGTTACACGTAGCTCAAACCGATCACCCGACGTATATGCCCGGGATACTGTTGACTCAGCACCGCGCTCTACTGTAAGGTTCAACCCACTAATTGCAGTTACTTTAACAATCTCCAACTCATTGGACATGTTAATCAGGGTACCGTAAAAATACTCCCCAACGCCTAATGTGGGAAACGTCGCAACACTAACGAGCGATATGGTAGTATCGTCGTCATCAATCGTCCCTGTTAACAAACTCCATGCATTGTTAGTTACCTTAATACCCATTTCTAAAACCCTTTATTATACAGTGACTGTAACGGTTGCTTTTATTCTAACGGGGGGTGTAACTACTGGCACAACTTCTACTCTAGATATGGCCACGACTGGTACAGCAACCACCGCACTCTTACTAATAACTACATCTGCCCCTGCGCTGATCTTTATATTAGCCATAAAAAAACTCTATGTGAAATTTTGTCGAATACGGAAATTAAGTGTCTCATAAATTGTATGTGTTTCGCCACCATCAACTATCACTAACTCGCCCTCATAGTGCCCTGGGTCAAGCCCATCTAACTCCCCACCTGTAAAATCAAATTGCACCTCATTATCAGCAGGGCCATTAGAACATACAATGGTATCGAGTAACGTCGTGGTCCCTTTCTTACGAAACCTAAGTGATACAGTCGCAGTAGATACATCGTAATCATCCTGTGTAATATCATCAGTAAAAGCGACCGTCACAACAGGCCGATCATCACCAACCACTAACTTAATTACATCTGTCATAGATACCTCTACGCTAAGGGTCGCATCCTAACTGTTAACGATGCTCTACCAGCACCAAGATTAGCACGAGCACGACGCTCTGTGTTTCGGTATGTAAATTGCTTACTATGATACTCAGCTAATGATTTATCAGTCCAAGGCTTTTCAGGTAGCCTATACAGTGCCGCTAATGCTCCGTCCATCACAGCGTTCTCGATCTCATCGAGTACTGTCTGGTCCATTCCTGTTGCTGTACGCAACGGTTTCAGTGCAACAAGCATGTTTACATCATAGTCTTCATCATCATCTGGTAATGGCGCAACTACAAAATTATCTGGATTAAGGTGCGAAATATGCTGTGGTTTGGCTAATGCCTCAGGATCAGAATTCGGCCATGCAGGATAAATAGAATAAAGCTGCTCGATAGTCAGTGGTGTAATTGGGTCATCGTTTATCGTAACCCAAATATACGCGTGCACTTCTGCCTGAGTAGGTGGCTCATAAGGGTAATCGTGAATCCCTGGTGTAAGCCTTATAGAGGGCTGCTCATATTTCCACACCAATGTTTTTTCACATACCTCAATAGCAGCATCACGCACGAACTTCTCAATAACTGGGAATGGGCACCCGGGCACATGTGTTACTAATCGTTGTACAACGCTTTCAAAGGTACGTGTTGGCATTAGCTTATGTTCTCACCTCTAGATGCGCCGTCTTCGGTATCGGTTATTTCGCGGGTTTCTAAACCAGCTTCTAACGCAGCGAAGAATGTTTTTTGCGCAAGGGCTGCACGCCCTGAATTAACATGTTCATTATCAATAGATTCCGCCAAATACACAACACCCTCAATAACTATAGGTAAATATGCGTCTTGCAGATCATCAATAGTACCCGTATTGGGGGTTGGACTAACATCAGCTAAACTCGCTTCAGTATAGGTACGCGGTTGTCTAGCGTACTCAATATAAATTGTTGTGCCCGTTATTGGGCGCGGGTATAAAAAATAACGATTAGGATTCCTAATATGGCGCATCCAATTTTTTGGTGCCGCCGCTGGATCATTCATCCATTGGGGGTATGACTCGTCCATACTTTCCCGATCAACCTCAGTAATACTATTCCCATTTGTAACGTGGAATACTTCCATTATACGTACAGAATTCGCTGGTGCTGTTTGTACCGAAGACCCTACGGTGGGTGTTACAGTAGTCATATATGCAAACAAATCAGGACGTACAACTACCATGAGTCGTAACGCCCTGTTGATGAGACCTATAAGTACCGCATCACTGTAACGATACGGAGTACGTGTATCCTGAATAGACACACGTACGCCATTTACGATCTCAAGGGTTTGCATATTACTTACTCAATCCGCGTGTTGCATCTTCACCGAGTGCACGGGATATCTCACTATCTAAATCACTTTCTAATTCTTCCGCAGGATCCTTAGGGATATTTGCAGTTGTTAAGTCCAACCCTGCCTTCACCTTAGGTGCCGCAACCGCTGGCTTACCTTTCTTTGCAGCTGGTTTATTAGTCGCCTTGGCTCCTGCTATTACGGGGGCTACTTTTGGTGCCACTGCTGCGGCTTTAAGCGTAGCTACTTTTTTCTCAACATGCTTAGGCATACATTTTTCTGGGTATACTTCTTCAAAGGGTACTTTCTCCATATTGGGCATAGCTTCCAAAACTGGGTGTACACCAAAAATTCTTCCAGTATCTCTATCACGCAACATAAACTCGGGGTTTTTTGAACTCATGTAAATCTCCAATTAATTACTCTGTTTGTTATGATAAAAAGAAAGGGAGTTTCCCCCCTTTCTACATTTTGGTGGTTATCACCTAGCTTCGTGCAGGACCTTCACAATCAACTACTAATGCCCACATACGGGCAACTAATGCACCTGGCACCTGGCCGACGAACTTCATGTCGATGGTATCAGCAGCACCGTAGTATTTACCCGCAAAAAACGCCGGAGTGATCGCATACGTGTTTAGCGTATTCGGTGTACCTTCGGTCAATGTCAACGCAAGCGCAGGAGCTTGGGCGCTTGAAAAACCCGCCTCAGCGTCACCCGCAATCCCATCGAGATAACCGTCTGGATCTGAGCCATCACCGATGTCTAAATCAAGCGCCGCTGTACCCGCATTGAGTACATCAACACCTACCATCAGTACATGTGTTTTTGCCGGAATCTGCAATACTTCCAACACATCCCCAGATGCTAACGCTGTAGCACCCGCAGCAAGACGCGCAGCAGCAATCGCTACAAAGTCAAGATCCATTTGAATGAGATGGACACGTGGAAATGTATGTGCCGGATACCCCGCACTGTTCTTGTTAAACCCATTATCATCTGTATAAGTGGTCATGATTTCTTACCTCTGTTTATCCTGATTAAATTAACTTTAAATTATTACATGTGTGGAGCCCAACTACATTGACGTAGCTGAGCCCCTGCCAAATAGCGATTAAACTATTCGAACAACACCTGTTAATAACGCTTCAGGTTTAACAGTTTTGTAACCGTAGACCTGTAAACCACGAACAATGTTACCGAATGTGGTTTGGGCTCGAAGTGTCTCCATCTCGGTCATCTGAGTGGCAAACGTGAAACCTTTTTTATGGCCACCAATCAAATTGAAACCACCGGTTCCACCTGATGCGTCATTTAAAAGGTTATGACTAACAAACAATTCGAACCGGTCAATCATACCGATACGACCATTACGTAACAATGACTGGCCATCACCAGACAATGACGCATCCTTCAGGTCAGATTTCTTAATCAGACCAGCCATCTTCGCGGGGATAACTAAGAACCGATCACTTTCAGGGACGTTCGCTTCATCCAACACCGTACCAGCATCAACGATGTAATCCAACACCGAGGTACCACCAGTACCATCCTTATCGATGTCCAACGGGGTACCATTAGAGCCCAGATCAATGTCACCAGAGATCCGACCCGCAGTATTACCTGCGTTCAACGCAGACACTGTGGTGATAATCGCTGGAAGAACGCGTTGATCGATTGCAATTTTCATGCGCTCAGATGCGTCCTTAGTCCATTGATCCATCATTTTGATATCAGACTGAATCTTATCGATATCATCTTCGATACATGCAAAGTACTCACCTTTATCGATGAGCAATTGGATTTTTGGTTTGTCCGGATTTTCTACGCTAAGGATTTGACCCTTAATGTAGTTACGGATTGTAATTTCAGGTGTAGTACGGATATTCACCGTATCACCCATTGCTTTTATCTCGCCTTCATAATCGGTATTAAAGTTCTTTACATGGGTTATTTCAGAGGTTTTAAAGTCCACTTCAAAATTAAGTGTCTTTTTATGGC